TCATCCATCACGTCTCCTGTTTTCGCGCGTACTCAAGGATCGCCAGAGCGTCCGCGTGGTTGTCGTCGACGACGCGGTGGCCGCGAGCGCGCATGGCGGCAATCATTGCGTCCTTGTTGGCGTTGCCTTTGCCCGTGGCCGATTTCTTGATGGTGGCCACGGCCACGCCCACCAGAGGAATACGGTTGCGGTCAGCCCACGCCTGCAGGTGCGCCTCGAAACCGCCATAAACGTGTGCGGCGAGGACATTCGGGTTGTCCCGCGTGCCGTGCGCCATCACCAGCTCGTAATACACAGCGTGGATCTCGCCAGCCTGGCGCGTGCGTTCGCCCAGCCATGCCGCGAACTTCAGCCAGCGCTGGCCGGGACCCTCGTTGCGCTTCGGTGCGAACGACTGGCTGCCGCTGTGCAACTTCCCGTCGCGCATGCCCAGCGCCCAACCGGTGGTGGTGCCAATGTCGATGGCCAGGATGTTCAGATTGCAGGTGGGCGTACCTACTTCTGCGAGCGTGATGTCCGCTTTTGGCGCCTCATTTGAGGTCGAAATATCGGAAGCGACGATCTCTTCGAACAGGTCGGTCATGGTTGGCTCACAGTTCCGCGGCGATGCCGCGCTTACGCACTGCCGGGCCGTGGCTCAGCATCGGCAGCGGGCCAGTCCATTCGTCGAACTTCGTCACCGGGCCCTTGTAGAGCAGCGGCACGTCGCAAAGCGCGCCGTTCCGGTTCTTGCGGATCAGCACCTCGGCGTAACCCTTCAGGTCCTGGTTGTTCGGGTCGTACATCTCCGGGCGGTGCACGAACATCACGACGTCCGCGTCCTGCTCGATGTCGCCCGAGTCGCGCAGGTCGGACAGGATCGGCTTCTTGTCCGGGCGTTCCTCGTTCTTCCGGCTGAGCTGCGCGAGCGCGACCACCGGGATGTCCAGTTCCTTGGCCAGCGCCTTCAGGCCGCGCGAGTACGCGCCGATCTGCTGCGTGCGCATCTTTTCCTCGCCGCCGGACATCAGGCCGAGGTAGTCGACGATCAGCAGGTCGAGACCGTGCTTGCGCTTGTGAACCTTGGCCTTGGTCTTCACCTCAATCAGCGACATAGCCGGCGTGTCATCGATCGCGAAGCGCATGTCGCCCAGGTTCTGGACGGCCCAGGTCAGGCGCGGCCAGTCGGCATCTTCAAGACGTCCACGCAGCAACGCGGAAAGGTGAATGCCGCCGCGGTTGGCCAGCGCTCTGGCCACGAGCTCGGAATCGGACATTTCCATCGAATCGAGCAGCACACTGAGGCCACCGTGAGCGATGTTCAGGCCGATGTCGGTGGTGAGCGCCGTCTTGCCCATCGACGGGCGTCCGGCGACGATCACCAGGTTGCCGGCATGCAGACCACCATTCAGCGCGCTGTCGAGACTCCCGATGCCAGTCGACACGCCAGGCTCGATCCGGCTGTGATAGCGCTCGTCGACCTGCGTGATGACCTGCTCCAGCAGCTCGGCGATCATCTTCGGCTCTCGCCTCACACCCACCTTCGCGAGGTCGGTCAGCAGTGCCTGGGCCTTGTCGACGATCTCGGCGCCCTTCAGCGCACTGGGCGTCTCCACGAGTTCAAGCATCTTGCGCGCAGCAGAGGCGGTCTCTCGCAACAGCGCCCTGTCGCGCACGATCTCGGCGTAGCGCGCGATATTCGCGGTGCTCGGCGTGGTCTGGGCCACGGCGTTCAGGTAGCTCAGGCCGCCAACGCGCTCGGCCTGGCCGTGCGACTGCAGCATCTCGAAAACCGTGAGCACGTCCGCTGGCTTGGCAGCCGACACGAGCCGAATGATCGCGGTGAAGACCACGCGGTGGTCGTCGCGGTAGAAGTGCGCGGCTTCCAGACCGCTGATGCGGTCGATCGCATCGTTGTCGAGCAGCAGGCCGCCCAGCACAGCCTGTTCGGCTTCGACGCTGTAGAGCGCACGGGCCTGTGGGAGATCGTCGATAACGTTCATGCAGCACCCCCGTGGTAGCGCTCTTCGCGGATCTTGGTGAAGTTCTCGGACTTGACGATCCAGTCGAGGCTGGCAAGGAAGGGCTTACGGCCTTCCTGCGTCTTCGCTTTGCCGGTCAGGAAATCGGATTCCGAGACGTACGTGAAAAAGGTCCGCCAGTACTCGAGGCTCTGGCGCTTAGGGTCCTCGTTCCACCGGGAGCGCAGTGCCTGCTGCCTGCTTGGCGTCCAGTCACGAATGGACGGACACATCGGAAGGATCTCGTGGTATAGCGCGATGATTTCCTGATGCGGGCATTCAGGACGAGCAGCCTTGGGCTTCTTCTGCACCGAGTCGCCCAGGGTGAAGTCGTCAGCGGGATCGCTGTCGACAACTACTCCGTTAGGAGTAGTAGAAGAAGACTCTTCTCTTCTCTTCTCTTCTCTAGTCCCGTTTTTGTCCGCTTCAGATGCGGACAAACGTCCGGCTTTCTTGCGGTCGTTATCCTGTGCTCGACGCTTCGCCGATTGACCGTTGTGCTTGTCAAACTCAGGCAGGACAAGGCCTCCAGGGCAATCTTCCAGCCAGCCGACCGTCTGCATCGCAGTAGCGAAGCCTTGCCAGCCGATCAGATCGTCGACTGTCGCCAAGCTGTAACCTTCAAGTTGTCCGTCAGTTGAGTGCGCATCGAACAGACACCAAACGGACATCAGTCCGCCAACCGTCCTAAATCTGTCCGCTTTCAATGCGGACGAAATGCGGACAACTTTCGGATGCGTGAAAAGATCAGTCCGCATCTTGATCCAGTCGCCAGCCATTACCGCGAGCCTCCCGCCGACTCCAGGTATTCGGCGATCGCCCGCTTAAGCTCGACGCACAACTGCATGCGCACGGCGCGGGATTCGGCAACCGTCATGCGATGGCAAAGCTCGTCGATGTGGGCGTGCTGGCGTTGTTGGGTGGTCAGTTGAGCGGTATTGAGAGCGCGCTGGCCATTGCCACGTACGCGCGTCTTGGCCCGTTGTGGGCCGGCGTGCTGTTCCATGATTCCCCCGGAATGTCCGGTAAATGCATTCGTTACTGCGGTCGTGGTGCCCATGGCGGGCGCTCTACGGTCAAGCTGCTTTCATAGCCTCGATCTGCGATTCCAGTTCGCGGATACGGCGCTGCTCCGTCGTTTCGGCTACGGTGCGGAAACCGCAGACCGCGTCCTCGTACTGACGGATGGACCAGTTGCCGCAGAGCGCTTGAAACTTGATGCGGAAATCGAACGGCAGGTACTTCTTGCCGCTGAGGATGTTGGAGAGGTGCGACTTAGGCATGCCCAAGATCGCCGCCGCATCGCTGATCGTGTAGCGGACCCGGCGTTTCGCCCAGCACAACACAACGGCATCAGCTTCATTGCGGAGCCGTGCGATCAGCAGATCCGCCACCATTTCCGGCTCGCCAACCACCTCGAAAAACGGCATTTCTCTCTGCATCGCTCGCTCCCCAACACTTGTTCCACTTGTTATTTGTGCTGTTCCACGTGCCAACCAGGGCAAAAAAAACGATGATCAAGTCATCGAATGCAAGCCTGGAGGGCTCCCTTGGATCAGCACTTCTTTCCCCGGTCGGGATCACAAAGGACCTGCCGGATCGTTTCCCAGTCTTCGGACGGATTGAGTTCCTCACAGGGGACGCCAGTCACCTTCTCGATCTGCACGCAGCGAGGGATTGGGATCGGCTTGCGCTTGCTCGCCCACTGCGACACCATCTGCGGGGTAACCCCGATGGCCCGTGCGAGGCGAGATTTGCTGCCGGCGATTTGGATGGCTCGGTCGATTGCGCTCATGCGAATGAGTGTAAGCGATGCTTACGCATGAGTAAAGCATTGTTTGCGGTTGAAAGCGTTGGTTAAACTTCCGCTTGGAAGTTTCACGAGGCCCTATGACGCAAAGAAAAGACGAGCGAGTTGACCTAGGACAGAAGCTGCAAGAGGCGCTGGATAGTGGCGCTTTGGACGCGGCCGTCCTGGCCAAGGAATGCGGCGTTACACGACAAGCGGTCTACGGATGGCTCAAGACGGGTCGTGTCGCAAAAGAACATCTGCCAGTGTTCTCAAGGCTGTCCGGGAAGCCACTTGAGTGGTGGCTAAGATCAGATGTAAGTAAAACTGAAGACGATTCCACGCTCAAGTTTTCTACGGGCGCTTACAATCCTCCGCCAGCACCCGCAAAAGTGCTTACTGGCGTGTCGGTGCGCCCGATTGTTACCTACGAGAGCCTGGAAGAACTCCCCGAGGAGTCGACGGTTCTTGTGACGAGGATTGATGTGGAATTGTCTGCGGGGAATGGCAAGGAGACTTGGCACATCGAGGAAAAGGAGCCGCTGCCGTTTCAGGCAGACTACATCCGGCGCCTGGACGCGAAGCCCAAGAATCTGGTTGCAGTGAAGGTCAATGGCGACAGCATGGAACCGCGGCTTTTCGACGATGACACTGTGATAGTCGATCAAGCCGATAAGCGTGTCCCAGCAAATGGTGGTGTGTTTGCCTTGGTCTATGCGGGAGAGTTGCTGGTGAAACGACTGCTTCGCCTCCCAGATGGCGGCCTGAAGGTCGTCAGCGACAACCACGAAAGATACGAGCCAATTACCGTTCCGGTCGACCAGGTTGAACACATTTCAGTCATTGGCCGCGTGAAATATCGGTCCGGAGTCGGCGACTTCTAACCTCGCCCACCCCCGCAATCAAACAGCCCACCCTTCGCGGTGGGCTTTTTACTGCATCAGAGTAAGCATCGCTGAAAATATCTAAAGCATTGCTTGCGTACCGCGTAAGCATCGCTTACTATGCACCCATCAACCAACCGATGGAGTGCCAGATGTTCAACATGACCGCAATGGCGCACGCCGAGTGCGCAGTCTTTCCCGAAGAACGGCTGTTCGCGCAATGGC